TTACAACCCTGCAGATGGCAATTTCTGGGTATCTCAACGTGAGTTATTCGAGATGGATACATTAAGGAAGTCGATCTATGGCACTACTCAGGATTAATTGCCGTGTTTGCGCAAAGATTGGTAGCGGCATGCAGACTCATAAAATCGTAGATGAATTTATTAACCTGCCGCCTAACGTAGTTTGCGTTCAATGCTTAGGCTGTGGCGTTATGGGCATAGAAATGTTATTAGCTACAGAACGCGCTAGAGATGAGGATATAGATGCCTAACGAGCTACAGATTATATGCAATTGCCAAGACTATAAAGAGATGAGCCTATCGGTTCACCTGGTCAATGGCATCGTGCCGATCATTATCATTAAGTGCGAAAACTGCGAGGCTAGCTACACAGTTATGCCTAATTCGGTGCAGCATGCCTAGTTACTTATACCGCTGCGATCAATGCGGCGCAGAACTCGAGATGAATCACCCGGTAAATACACACGGCGATAGCAGCCCACTTTGCTGCAGCTACCCAATGATGCGCGTGTTTAGTGCGCCATCGATCATATTTAAGGGAACTGGATGGGGTAAAGATAAATGACTAAGCGACTTGGCCAGGAGTTTTACACAGTTGCGGATAACGCTGTGTATAACTCATGCTGTGACTCAATACAGTTTAAGTACCTGTGCAAAACCTGTGGACAAAATGCAGGCTGCTATTTCTGCAGCTTTAACCCAGATGAAAAGCATGAGTGCGATGAGTAACGATCGCTTAGACATGGATTTCGGCAATTATCTTATTGACAACGGAACAGCAGACGACTACTACACGCCACCGTATATATTTGAAGCTTTAGGTGTTGAGTTCGATTTGGATGTGTGTGCGCCGTTTGGTGGTGTGCCATGGCTACCAGCGAAACGGCACTTGACGTTAATAGACGATGGCTTAGTGACACCATGGGAAGGCCGTGTTTGGTGTAATCCACCGTTTAGCCATATTTCGCCTTGGGTAAATAAATTACTTGATCACCGCAACGCTATAGTCCTATTACCAACTAGTAAAGCAAAATGGTTTGGAAAAGCTTGGGATGGCGCAGATGGCGTGTTACATCTTTGGAAAGAAATTCGGTTTGTAAACAGCATTGGTAAAGGAACTGGGATTATGGGTTCAACTATGTTATTTGCCTTTGGTCAAGATAATTTGGCAGCCCTAAAAGCAAGCGATTTGGGGCGCGTAAGATGATCCGCGACACGCCCAAGATCCCGCGTAAATTCAAATGGATTTGGTGGGGCATGATACAATCTAGTCTTGTAATAGCATCTATTAATAATGCTTATGCTATTAATAATAATGATATAGAAAAAGAAAAATATAAACTCTATAGTCATATCAAACTAACTAACAGTAGGCAATACCTATGCTTAGAGAAGCTTTGGCATTTAGAGTCACGATGGAATCCATTAGCTGATAACAAACACAGTACAGCGTATGGAATACCACAGCTGTTAAAGCTAAAGACTAAAGACCCTTATAAGCAAATAGATGCCGGCTTGAAGTACATAGCCCATAGGTATGGCACACCGTGCAAGGCCTTGGCATATCATCTAAAGACAGGTCACTACTAATGGCTAAGCGCGGTGATCCACGTCTGTCAGGTAAGTACCGGGCAATACGAGTACGGGTACTACATCGAGATAACTACGTCTGCTATTACTGCGGTGGTGATGCTAACCAGGTAGATCATGTTGTGCCTATCGCTAAGATGGGTGATCCTATGGACATGGACAATATGGTCGCAGCTTGTAAACGGTGCAACGTAGCCAAAGGTGACCGATCTCAGGGCTCTTTTTTAGCCAGAGCCTCTACCCCCCCTGCCTTTTCTGGAAATACCTCCCCGATCACCCAGGTATCGGTTCAAACAGGCCCATGTTTCGGGCAACCAGCACAAGGTCAAACAGGATGAGTACCAAAGTTAAACCGCTACGTCGGGGGCTAGTGAAGCCACGGCTGCACAGCCCATTACTTAAAGGTAAATCTCGCATAGATGAGGTTTCCGATCTTGCAGATAAAATCGGCTACCCGTTATTGCCTTGGCAGCATTTCGTACTTGAGGATATGTTGCGAGTAAATGCAGCTGGTGACTTCATCCGCAAAACAAACCTAGTTTTATGCGCTAGACAGAACGGCAAAACCCACCTTGCCCGTATGCGTATCTTGGCTGGCATGTTTTTATTCAATGAAAAGAAAATCTTGATTATGTCATCCAATCGAGGCATGGCACTTAGCACCTTTAGAGAAGTGGCCTATGCGATCGAAGGATGCCCGGAACTTAAAGCCCAGGTAAAGGCGATTCGCTACGCCAATGGAACTGAGTCGATCGAGCTGCTAAATGGCGCGCGGCTAGATGTTGTAGCTGCTACCCGTGACGGATCGCGTGGCCGTACAGCTGATCTGCTATTCATAGATGAAGTACGCGAAATAACCGAGGAAGGCTACGCAGCTGCGCTACCGACTACACGCGCACGGGCTAACGCCCAGACCTTAATGTGTAGCAATAGTGGCGATGCCTTTAGCAGCGTACTTAATTCGCTGCGTGAACGCGCCTTATCTAACCCATCTAAGACCTTTGGCTTTTATGAATACAGCGCGCCACAGTTTGCCAAGATAACCGACCGCCAAGGCTGGATAGCGGCTAACCCAGCACTCGGCCACACCATCACCATGGAGTCGATCGAGGAAGCCCTTAATACGCAATCGGTCGAGCAGTTTAGAACTGAAACCCTTTGCCAATGGATCGATAGCTTGCAATCGCCTTGGCCATACGGATCGATCGAGGCAACCAGCGATAACAGCCTTAAAATGTCCCCGGGGCCGCTTACAGTATTTGCCTTTGATGTATCCCCGAGCCGTAGAGATGCAAGCCTAGTTATGGGGCAGCTGCTACCCGATGGCCGCGTAGGCGTTGCCGTATTGGAAACCTATAACAACCAGGTAGCCGTAGATGAGCTAAAAATTGCGGCCAGTATTAAAGGCTGGTGCGATCTCTACTATCCGCGAACAGTTTGCTTTGATAAATACACTACGGCCTCTATAGCCAAGCGGCTAGAACTATCAGGCGTTGCCGTGCGTGACGTATCGGGTGCGGAATTCTATACAGCCTGTAGCGATCTGCACGATGCCCTAAGTAACGGCCGTTTAGCTCATAGTGGCCAAGAATTGCTAGTGCAGCATATGAATAACAGCGCAGCCAAGATCAATGATTCAGCATGGAGAATTGTGCGCCGTAAGTCTGCTGGCCCTGTAGATATTGCTATCGGCCTTGCGATGGTGATTCATATACTCGCCCAGCCCGTACAGGAAGCAAAGATATACGCCTAGCGACACGCCGAGCAGAATCGGTAATGTGCTTGACAATTTGAGAAAATCCCACCTATGGGATTACTGGAAACTTTAGGCTTTAAGGGTAAGGCAGAGGTAACTGCCCAGTATGCCCCTGCCATTATGGATAGCACTTACGGTGCTGGCATGTACAGCTATAACAGCGGCTTATCTAACTATGGTTATGGCGTTGCGATCGATCGCAGCCTAGCTTTACAAGTACCTAGCGTTAGCCGTTGCCGCAATTTAATTGCAGGTGTTATATCAAGTATTGAATTAGGTCTATACAAAAAATCTACAGGTAAAAAATTAGAGTCCCCGGTATGGTTAGAGCAACCAGATATACGCCAACCGCTTAGCGTTACCCTGGCATATACCGTTGATGCACTTGTATTTTATTCGGTAGCCTATTGGCGTGTTACATCGTTATATGCAGACGATGGCCGCCCATCTGGTTTTGAATTTATTCCAAATACTCGCGTTACAGTAACTACAAATAAGTACGGCGATGAAGTTGAGTATTATTCGGTAAATGGTGAACGCGTACCTATGGGTGGTATTGGTTCGCTAGTTACATTTCAATCGTTACTGCCAGGTGTATTACAAACTGGTGGCCGCACAATCCAAGCTGCGTTAGATATTCAAAAGGCCGCAGCTGTTGCAGCTGCTACACCTATGGCGACTACGATTCTAAAAAATACCGGGGCTGATTTACCTGAGGCGCAGGTACAAGGCTTACTAGCTGCATGGAAATCGGCTAGACAAAATCGGAGTACCGCATATTTGACTAGCACTTTAGAAGCGCAAAATATTGGTTTTTCACCTAAGGACATGACTTACAACGAAAGCAGCCAGTACCTTAGTACGGAAATTAGTAGATTAATGAACGTCCCTAGTTTCATGATCAGCGCAGATATGAATAACAGCATGACATATCAGAATATTTTAGATGCTAGAAAAGAATTTATGGCTTACTCATTACAGCCATACATAAGTGCTATTGAAAATCGTTTAAGCATGGATGACATAACAGCGCATGGTAATCGTGTTCGCTTTGCGGTAGATGAAACTTTCCTACGCGCAGATACTATGGCGAGATTAGATGCAATAGAAAAAATGTTAAACCTTGGCTTGATCGATGTTGAACAAGCGCAATCGATGGAACAGCTAACACCTAATGGATCAGGAGATACTGCAAATGTTGCACTTAACGTTTAATAACGCGATCGAGGCGGCCGATGGAGATCGCCGCATGATCTCAGGCAAAATCGCGCCATACAATG